AGACGGACGCCGAGGTACTTCTGTGTCTGGTTTTCTGTCGTGTGGCCTTTCGGTTTTGGTGTTTTTTTTTTTTTTTTTAGTGCTATTTTAATTTGTGTGAATAAATAAATTTTATGCTACTAGCGTCTTTGGCGTTCGCTTAAGTTTTGTTTATTATGTAAGTGATGATTAAATATGTCTCAACTAGCGCTAAGCATTGAGATAGAGAATTAAAGATGTTACGTTTGTTCAAACACTGGTTTAACTGTGTTTTGTCTTGATGTAGTTGGTATACGATCAACGTTTCTCCATTTGATGGTAAATGATGTAAAGTTGCTTAGGCGAAGTTTTCACAAAAGTTAGTTACTTTTCGCTTCAGGCTTCTTATGATTTATTCACCCTCGTTTTGGGGTAATACACGTTTGCCCGTACAATAGCTCATAACAAGAAAGTCACGATGTTTCCATACGTTACAGAGTCAAGGTAGCGTTTGACTGAATTGTGCAACAAAGTTATACAGTAAAGTTACATGTTATACAATAAAAATAAGAATGATCGGTGGGCGGCGGCGGTAAGTCGTTTTCCAGTCGGTCGGTTGTTTGTTTGTTTGGTTCTCTAGTGTCGACCACTAGAGAGATAAGATCAACGGGTTTCGAATCCGTTGAAATGCTTGTCGATCCAAGTCAGCTAAGAACGGCGTGAGCCTGCTTCTCGGCTAACTCTTGGAGGAATTGCTGGAAGGTCAATGAGACCCAAGCAGATGGTACTCCGACATCGATTAGTTGTCCTTGAAAGAGAGAAAGTTGCTTCGGACCGTGGTGCGCCATAAAGCGCTGTGTGACTGCGACTCGTTGTCGTAGGTCATCTAGGTCTCCGGTTACATTCTTTGGTGCGAATTTGAGCTCCTTGTAAATGTCCTGTTTGGGCATTGGTGCAAGAACGACATTGTAATCTCGATTGACTACAAAGTTCGACTTCAAAAACGTCATTTCATTGATGTTTATATGGTCAGGCATGACGCCAGATTTAAGGGCGTCTGTGATTGTGAATCCAACCTGGTCTAGAACCTCCTTAATAATAGGTCCTTTGAACCAGGTTAGTACATCTGGTCTGACAGTCATAGCAACGTCATCTCCATAGGTCAACATTCGAATCGATTCGTCGAATAAAGCTAGGTCCATGTCGAAACCAGCAACTCGCTGACAGACTACAAACGCATACATTATGATGTATGTGTTGCAGACAGAGTTGAGAACGTCGGTGAAAGGGTTCCCACTCTTGTTTCCTTGGTGTGTTCTAAAACAGAACCCACCGGCGATGTGCGTTCCATTTATGAGCATGCTTACTAAAGCATGTCGTGCGTTCCTGTGTCTTGGTGGTGCTTGTTCGTAAAATTTGTCAGTGACTCTCAAAAAGAAATCATAGGCAGCTGGTACTACTGAACCATCCCAATCGCTGTAGTCAAAGGCGTGAGCTTTCGAGCCCATTTCACTGAATTTTCGGTGATATTCTCCCCAGACTTCTTCTTTGTCTTTGCCAATTCCATGGTAAAGATTGAATCCAGCATGTGCTTTGTACCAGGAGAGAAATTCTCCAAAGTATTTGCGACACAAAAGAACGAAGTCCAATCCTGGTTGTTCAAAAATTCGAGTCTTTCCGACTTTCACTTTCTTTTCCGCTCTAAGTTCATCTTTTGTAGTTGTTACCCAAAAGTGAACATAAGTGCGACCATCTAAGATTTCTTGCTCA